AACTCCTTTAATGTCCAAAGAAGACAACTCAACAATCTTATTATGGTCTGCATTCCATTTAATGTAAAAAGCAAAAGCTCCGTGAAGTTCATATTGAAAAGAGGCGTGAACGATCTGACTATATAAGCCTTGAGATTTGCCTGCACAGTTTGTTAAAAAAGCACGTATCTCAGCCTGTTTAGCAGGAGTCTTATAAGCCTCTAAGTTATAAGAAATATCATTTCCTGCAACCATCTTTGCTTTCTTGGTTACAATACCAGAATGTACAGGAGACTGCTTAAACATTTTTTCTAAAACAATAGAAAAATCATCTTGACTACCAAACTTTATGTAATTACCAACCTCTGTTGTTCCTATGTTGTATCGTCCATTTAGAGACTCAACAGATTTCTCAAGAGGATTTGTAGAGACATTTGTCTCAGTAGCTACTACATAAGTGTTAGATGAAAAATATTCTTTTACGTTGCTCCAGACTCCCATACTTTATAATTTACAAGTTACTAATTTTTACTGTACTTGACAACAGCGTATTTACGTTTGAAGAGTTTACGTATTCGTGATCTTTAACATTGCAAAGATACTTAGCGTAATCTCCTCCTGCTCCAGATATAGTTAAATAATATTCTCCTCCATCGACATCTGTATTAACTAGGTCAATGGCTAGTGTGATAAAGTCATAGCAAGCTTGACTTACACTAATGTCAGTAAGTCCAGTAAAATTGTATTCAGATGTTCCAACAATCTTTTCAAGCTTAACATTGTAAGCTTCTACTTGCATATCATACGACCTCACAAATGAGACGTAGTTAACTAATCCATTACTTACTGACTTCATCTATTTTATGTAAAAAAAAAGGGGAGGGAATCCCCCTCCCCCTTTAGTTAAAAAGCTTAACCTTATGCGTTAACCTTGTCCCAGTTAGTTTGATCCAACGTGTAAGACAACACGTTCTCATCACCAACTAAAGTCAATTGAAAACGATTTTTGTCAGTACGAGCGACACCTGATGCGCCATCTACAGTACCAGCATACAATCCGAAATCATAACCAACAATGTGGTAAGTTCCAGCAGCTGTTTCAACAAAAGCAACTAACTCAGCACCTGGACGAGCAATCGTCTCAAGAGCATTACGAAGAGTAGCTCCCATACGAATGAACTCTAACTGAATAGTAGGAACAGAAGAACCAGAACCATCAGCATTAAGAGTTTTTACATCAGTAAAGTTAGAGAAACCATCTTTGTTGTTAAATCCTAAAGTTAGAACATTAACACCATCAGTGTCTAATCCAGTTCCAGAAATAGTTCCAGCTCCAGAAGCAACAGTTAATGATCCATTAGTATTTAAGTCAGCCCTATCAACAAGATAAACAGTTTTTAAACCACCTGTTGATAATTGATCACAAGAGTAAGCAATATCAGCAGTGCTTGAAAAATCTACAGTACAACCCATTTTTTATTTTTTTTTAAAAAAGAGAGGATTTTACTCCCCTCTAATAGTTATTAATTAGGACTCTCTTGCGTAAACAATCTCTTCACCTTTAAGGTAAGAGAAGCCTAGCTTGAACTGCCCCCATATCTTATCAGAAGACAACTCAGCCTCCCATTTCATATCAATAGCGCGAACGTCATTGTACTCGTCTGTTAACATCAACAGGTTCTCTGGAGCTGAGATGAAAAATGTATTAGCAGCCAAAGAAGGGAAGTGAATAACTTCCATACCGTAGTATGCAGGAATGTTTCCTTCAATAACACCTTGAGCAGTAGTTGTGTAAAGACCAGCCATAGCAATTTGATAAGCTTGGATAGCAGCAGTTCCCATAAAGAAAGCTGGCTTCAAATCTCTATCAGCATCACCATATACAGCAGCCAACATAACAGCACTCATAGTTTCATAAGCACCTTGCATAGCAGCTAAGATGTTAGAAGAGCTAATAGTAGCTTGACCTGTAGCATAATCTAAAACAGCGGCATCACCACTCATTTCAGTAGCTAAACCAGTACCAGCTAATTCTAAAGCCTTTTGTGCAGATAATTTAGCAAAGTAATCAAATACCCAATCCTTAAATTGAGCATCCATAGTCTCTTCGTTATGTTGTCCTTGCTTTAACAATACAGAACGATAAGTAGACTCAAGAACATTTTTACAGTTCAAGAAAGCCCACTTGTAAGTAGATACAGTCATCTCTTTCTCGTTGATAGAGGCAGAAGATTGAGCATCAAACGTACATAGGTCAGAACCAAAAGTCAAAGATGCATCAAAGATGGGTACTTGTACTTTGTTCTTAACTCCGTCAATAAGACGGAAACGATCCAACACTTTTGCGCTTTTCACCATTGAGTCGATGAAAAGGTCGGGAGTGCGGTTTCCCCAGTCTAAAGTTGCGACAGTAATTGCCATTTTATTCTAATTTTAATCAATTAATTTAATATACAAAAAATCAATAAAAACGCTTGCCAAAAAACTTGTCAATCATCTTTACCTTGTCCGAAGTGATTCGCTCAAAATTTTGTGTCTTGTCTTCTACTACCTCCTCAGAAGATGCTTCTACACCTTCTTGTTCAGCAGATAAAGCCAATTCAGCTTCTTGAACAGAGTTCTCTTCTGACTCTTCGTTTACAGCAGAAAGTTCTGCCTCCTGATTTTCAATAACTTCAGGTGATTCTTCTGACAAAGAAGCCTCTACAGGCTCTTCTACAGGAGAAACTTCTTCAGCTACTGGAGCAACCTCAGCGGTTGGCTCTTCAGCAGACATATCTTCCGCTACTTCTTTTTGCTCTTGTACTTCTTCAGTATTAGAAAATTTCTCTTGTGTCTCGGACCATAGTTCCATAACAGCAGAGTGATCTTCAGTAACCTTAGATACAATAGCTTCTAACTTGGCAATACGCTCACCAAGTTCTACAGCGAATTTGAAATCCATTTTATTACTCATTTTTTGTTCTACGATATCGGATTTAATCTCAATGGAAAATCCATTAAGTTCATTGGACTTAACATCAGCCCAAAGTTCGTCAGACTCAATTTGAGCCTTAACGAATACAGTTCCAACCGGTAGGTCGAATCCGTATGAGTTACTCTTGTCTTGATCGGCTTCTTTCATCCATATCTCAAGCATTGTTACTTCTTGTGTTTCTAGTTCGTGTTCAATGTTGAAAGAGTTGAACAAGCCATCCTTACTGTACTTGTGCATAATCTGTTCAATAGCATCTTTAGGAAAAACTAGATTATAATCTCCTATAGTAGGAGAACTGCGATATATAGGCATATCGGGAATCATAATAGGACCGACAACCTGTTTCTTTTCTTCGTTTGCAAACTTAAATGAAGGCTTTTTATCTTCTGCTAGAGTTATAAAACCCTCTTCAATGGCTGGTTTATTAACAAGAGATATACGGAACATACCGCTTCCTTCTTTTTCACCAAGCACAACTTTATATAATGGAATGTTACTCATTTTCTGTACTTTTTATTTGATCGTGAGATTCACAAGGCATATACCAGATCTTACCATCTTCTTCGTGTTCGTGATAACCCTTACACCCTTTTTGCTTTGCGGCAAATATTGCTTCTTCTTTTGTTTCATAAACAATTTCGCCATCTATTTCTTTTAACTGCTCTTGTTCGTATTTTATTTTAACACAATTCGGAACCCTCTTACCAGTGCTACCTATTTTGTAACCATCCTGTCTATAACCATCCCAACAAGGACTTTTAGTCTTTTTAAAACCATATTTATCCTCATCTTCTTTTTTATCTTTTTTAAGTTCTTGTGACCAAACCTTAACACCCTTTAAGAATTCTTCCTCATCTACAGGGATTCCATCTTTCTTAAATAATTTAAGCTGAGCTAAAGCTATTTCTAACCTGTTGTCAAGGTCTTTTATTTGTAACAACATATCAATGATGCCATCAATCATCCCTTTATCTTGTGGGCGTTTGTGTGCTAACATTTTACGGATCTGCTCCATTTTACGGATAGCCCAATCTACACCTGATGTTCCTCCCCAAATAAGCCAAGCTACATATCCTCTGTCCTTCCAGGGTGTTGCCGCATACTTAGGGTCTATAGATGAATTTTTTCTGTGTCGGGCAAATGATGCCATACGTGCAACAGTTGTAGCAGACAAACTCTCACGAGATGCTAACTGATTAGCTCTAGTCCAACCTACAATTGTACCACCTTTTACCTCATCCCCGTACTCTTTTTTCCAACGTAAGGCTTTCTTAGCGTTATTAGTAGCAGAGATTGGATAGTCGTTGTAATTCTTAGCCATTAACTTAATCTACAAAAATTGCTTCTATCTTCCCGTAGATGTATTGATTATACATCTTTGCATCAGTAAATGATTTAACTATAACAGTCTCTCCAGTTGATAAAGTGAACTTTTTATTAAAAAAATATCCATTAACAAAATAACTATTTGGAAAGCCTGCGTAAAAAGTAATCTTAGACCTGTCATTAGATTTAAACCTTTCAGTATTTAAAAGGTAAGTGTATGCAGCAAATGTATTTCCATCTTTATCTGCAAAACGCAAGTCCGTAGTTGAGGAATCACCATTAATTGTTCGACCTTGAAGTTTTACAGTAGTTATTAATTTGTATACATTCTGATCTATTATTTGACCATAATCATTTCTTCTGCGAAATACTGGATATCTTAATGTAGTTGAGTTGTTTGCAGTTCTTAAATAAAAGAAACGAAGTCCAACCTTGTCGTATTCTTGAATTGAGTTTTTAATCTCTCCTGCCTCCGCAACTGGAATTAATCCATCTTGAACTAGTAATGGATCATTAAAAAATGGCTCACCACAAACAGTTTTATTTATAGGATTTATTAAACCAGCTTTAAAGTCAATCTTAAATGTTCCTTCTCCATCTGCATTAAGTTCTCCTTTGTAGCTACCAACAACAACTTCATTTTCAAACTTATCGTGAAAAGCACCAAAGTCTTTATTGTTTAGTTCAATGTCTTTATATTTTTCTGGAGCTGCACTAATCTCATACTCTTTTAAATTGTCTACATAACTT